AGAAAGGGCGCTAGAAAACCCGCCTAAGAGCTTTGGGTTCTATGAGTACAGCGCTCCCCAATATTGCAAGATTACGGATCGTGCAGGTTGGGCTCAAGCCAACCCAGCACTCGGATATACGATAAGTGAGGAAGCCCTTGAAGAAGCTGTTGCGACAAGTCCTATTGAAAATACTCGAACAGAGCTGCTCTGCCAATGGATTGACTCTCTCGCTAGTCCGTGGGCTCATGGAATCCTTGAGGAGACGAGCGACTCAACACTCACGATTCCTGTGGGCGGTTATACAGTATTTGCATTTGATGTCAGTCCGTCTCGCCGTAACGCAAGTCTGGTTGCTGGACAGATACTCCCAGATGGTCGCATCGGAGTTGGAATCCTACAAACGTGGGAAAGCCAAGTAAGCGTTGATGATCTAAAGATTGCGGTGGACATCAAGGCATGGGCTGACCAGTATCGCCCAAGGCAAATCTGCTACGACAAGTACACAGCCCAGTCAATCGCAGACAAGCTCTCTAACGCTGGACAGATTGTGCAGGACATCTCTGGCGCATCCTTCTATCAGGCTTGCGGAGACCTTAACGACAGCCTTAACTCAAAGAGGCTTGTTCATGCGGGGCAAGAGAACTGGATTCAGCAGATGAATAACTGCGCAGCCAAGGTAAATGACTCGGCTTGGCGCATTGTTAAACGCAAGTCAGCAGGAGATGTCTCTGGAGCGATTGCAACCGCCATGGTTGTTCACATGCTTTACAAACCACAACAGGTAGCGGCTATATACACAGAATAATCTACATATAGTGTATAATTGCCTTCTATGGGTCTCTTCTCGCGTAAGCCACAAATATTAGAAGCGCAGCTTGCGCCACAAGTCATGGGCGAGAATCTGCCCTCACTCTATAACGCGATTCAGCTCCGAGTCTCTCGCAAGGATGCGATGTCTGTGCCATCAGTAGCCAGAGCCCGCAACCTAATCTGTGGAACAGTCGCAGGAATCCCTTTAGAGTATTACAGCAAGCGCACAGGCGAAGTTATGGCTGCGCCGCGTTGGATTAACCAACTAGCAAAGAATCAACCATCATTTATCACTATCTGCTGGATTGTAGATTCACTCTTGTTCTATGGAGTCTCTTATCTTCGTGTTACAGAACGCTACGCAGAAGATGGACGCCCATCAGCTTTTGAGTGGATTGCCAACGCCCGCGTTACATTCACAACTGACCTAGAAGGCATCATGGTCACACAGTATTACGTCGATGCTGCACCTATCGCCATGAACGACATCGTTACTATTCAGGGATTCGATGAGGGCGTGTTAGAACGCGCTGGTCAGACTATTAACTCGGCTATTCAGCTTAACAAGTCTGCATCTATCGCATCTGCTACACCAATGGCATCTGGCATCTTGAAGAACACAGGCGCAGACCTACCACCTGCCGAGGTCTCTGGACTTCTGGCAGCTTGGAAGCGTAGCCGCAATAACAACTCAACTGCTTACCTAACTAGCACCCTTGAGTTCCAGCCAACACAGTTCTCACCTAAAGAAATGATGATGGTGGAAGGAATCCAAAACCTTTCAACTGAAATCGCCCGCGCCATGAACGTCCCTGCTTATTACTTGTCATCAGATCAGAACACAACTATGACTTATGCAAACGTAACAGAAGAGCGTAAGCAATTTTTCGCACTTAGCATCGAGCCTTACATTCAGGCTATTCAGACTCGTCTATCTATGGATGACATCTCTACAGCAGGGCACGAAGTCCGCTTTGCAGTCTTTGACACCTTCCTCAAGCAAGACCCAATGGTCGAGCTTAGCGTGATTGAGAAGATGCTATCTCTAGGGCTGATTACAACTGAACAGGCTATGGAAATGACAGATTTAACTCCTAACGGAAGCGAAGGACTAAGTTAATGGAAACTCTATACATCGAAGCATCCTCAATCGAGTGCAGCGAAGAACGCCGCGAAATTAGCGGGAAAATCGTACCTATGGGGTCAGGCGAAATCGGCAACACCAATCTTGGTGGAGTTGTATTCGAGGCTGGTTCTATTGAGATTGACGATCCATCAAAGATTAAGTTGCTATCACAGCACGATATGAAGAAGCCTATTGGTCGCATGGTTACAGCCACAGTCCGACCAGATGGTATCTATGCAACCTTCAAGCTTTCACGTTCATCAGGCGGCAACGATGCGCTTGTTATGGCGCAAGAGGGTCTCGTCTCTGGCTTGTCAATCGGTGCAGAGATTATTGCATCAGCACCATCACGCGATGGACACACAATCGTCACAGCCGCCAAACTCAAAGAAGTTTCTCTAGTAACCGAGCCAGCCTTTAAGTCTGCTCAAGTGTTAGAGATCGCAGCAGAAGAAGTTCTTCCTGCTGAGCAAGTCCAACCAGAAAGCGAGCCACAAGTGGAAGAAACCACTAAGGTTGAAGCTCCAGCAGTTGAAGCAGCAGCAGAAGAAGCGGCTCGCCCAACAGTTGCGGCATCACACTACGTCCGCGAGCGTACAGCGCCAATCACATCAGCGCAGTATCTCGAAGCATCTATTAAGTCAGCCCTAGGCGATGACGAAGCACGCCGCACAGTTCGTGCAGCAGACGATTCAACATCAACTAACACAGGCTTGACACTCCCACAGCACCTTAACTCATTCATCACAGACACCTTCTCTGGTCGTCCAGCGTTTGATGCAGTTACACGTCAGGCTCTTATTGAGTCAGGCATGAGCTTCACAGTTCCACGCCTTTACACACAGGCAACTTCAGCAGACACAGCTCCAGCAGTTGCAGACGTTAATGAAGGTGCATCAGTCACAGACACAGGCATGACCTCTGCTTATGACACAGTTTCAGTAAACAAGTTTGCTGGACTTAACCGCGTCTCATGGGAACTCATTGACCGCTCATCACCTGCGTTCATGGAACTCCTAATGGCAGAACTCCGCAAGGCATACGAAGCAGCAACAGATAAGGCTCTTATCGCTGCGTTCACAGCAGACGGAACACAGGCAACTTCAGTTGCTACAACAGCAGCAGGACTCCAGTCATTCATCTCTGTAGAAGGCGCTAAGGCGTACAAGGGAACTGGCGGAGACTTTGCTAACAAGCTTGTTGCATCAACAGACCAATGGGCGGCAATCACAGGATACGCAGACACAACAGGTCGCGCACTCTACTCTGCACAAGGCGCAACACAGAACGCATCTGGAACAGCAGTTGCTTCAAGCGTTCGTGGAAACATCCTTGGAACTGATCTCATCGTAGATCACAACATCACAACATCAGGAATCATTGACGAGTCAGCGTTCCTCGTTGCTCCGGGTTCTGTCTATGTCTGGGAATCACCACAGACACAACTTCGCCTGAACATCCTTACAACAGGTGAACTCGAAATCGCACTTTACGGCTACCTCGCAATTTATGTGGGCAAGTCAGGCAAGGGCGTTCGCCGCTTCAACATGACTGCCTAATAGCAGTTACCTAAGTCGCTCAAGGGGGCTGCCAGAGCCCTTGCAGCTCCCTTGAGTCTTTAGAAAGGATAACAATGAGCATCACAACAGTCGCAGAGCTTCGTACCGCACTAGGTATCGGAACTCTTTATACTGATGCCGTCTTGCAGTCAGTCTGCGATGCGTCTGATGATGTCATGTTGCCTTTTCTATGGACTAACACGACTCCAGTAATCGGACACAGCAACACAGCCCACACAGGCACTTCTTATTTCCAAGATCGAGTTGATGACGTGTTCTATGTAGGGCAGTCTCTAAATATCACAGGCTGCGGCAGTAAGCACAACGGCAATAAGACTTTAACTGGCGTAGGTGAGTATTCAGTAACTTATGCAATTACAGGCAATAACAATGTCGCAGCGCCTTACCACCCAATCAACCCTTACGGCAAAGCGGCGGCAGATACTTACGTTGATTACACAACCATCCCTGCAATTCAGGAAGCCAGCCTGATGATTAGCGTGGCTATCTGGCAAGCGCGCCAAGCACCAACAGGTCAAGGCGTATCTATTGACGGCTTTGCTCCAAGCCCTTACACCATGTCTAATCAGCTCATGGCTCGCGTTCGTGGCTTACTAGCACCTTACCTAAGCCCTAACTCTATGGTGGGCTGATGCCAGCGATAACCACCCTACGTTCTAGCATTGCAGCAGCTCTTACTGATAACACAAAGTGGTCAGTATTCTCCTACCCACCTGCTACACCTATTGCTAACTCTGTAATCGTCAGCCCTGCTGATCCTTACATTACGCCTACCAATAATGACCGCACCTCAATAGCACCCTTAGCCAACTTCCAGATTTCTATCCTTGTGCCATTGCTCGATAATCAGGGCAACCTTGCAGGCATCGAGGATGACGTAGTTCGAGTCTTTCAGCTCTTGGAAGCATCTAGCATTGTCTTTAACGTAGGGACTGTAAGCGCACCTGCTGTGCTTAACCTACCTACAGGAGACCTGCTGACCTGTAACGTGCAGATCAGCACATTAACGGAATGGAGTTAAATCATGACCGATTTAGCACAATGGGAAAAAGAGAACGAAGCCTTCCTGATTAAAATCGGTCAGGTTGCTTCTAAGCCAGAAACAAAGCCAACTAAGAAAGATGAGGAATAAGCCGTGTCAGTATATCTAAGCAACGGAGTGGTTCTTACTGTAAACGCGGTAGATCTCTCTTCACTCGTATCATCAGTAACAATCAACCGCACATTCGATGAACTCGAAGTGACAGCAATGGGCGATTCAGGACACAAGTTCGTCAAGGGTCTTGAAGCATCATCTATCACAATCGACTTCTTCAACGATGAAGCAACATCCAAGACACTCCAGACTCTTAACAGCGTATGGGGAACATCGACAACAGTTACAGTCAAGCAGACTTCTGCCGCTACATCAGCGTCAAACCCGCTTTACACAATGTCTTGCTTGGTAAACAACATCACACCAATTAACGGCGCAGTTGGAGACCTTTCAACACAGTCCGTAACTTGGAACGTGAATGGTACTATTGCAGTAACAACAGCGTAAGAAGGAGAAAAGGGCTATGGCAAAACTTAAAGTTACAAGGGCTGACGGACAGGTTCAAGAGTTTGAAATAACTCCGATACTTGAATGGAGCTTTGAGAACCACGCCAAGAAAGGCTTTCATAAGGCACTCATTGAGGATCAGAAGCAATCTGATGTTTACTGGTTATGCTGGGAAGCCATTCGCCGCTCGGGTGAAGTGGTTAAGCCATTTGGAGAAGGATTCTTAGAGACACTTAAAGGTGTCGAAGTCTTAGAGTCCGACCCTCTGGCTTGATCGGAACTCCATCACCTACCTCGCAGCTAGATTAAGTTACGAGTATGGAGTTCCGTTCAACACCATCGTGGAACTTCCTACGATGGCTTTCAAGGCTCATTTACAGGTACTAAAGGACATAGCGAAGGAGCAAACAGATGCCAGTCGAACTAGACGGCGCGGTGGCTCTTCGTAAAGCCATGAAGGAATACACTCCTGAATTAGCCAAGGAAACACAAAAGGTAATTGCTGGTCATCTTCGCAAGGTTGTCAATCGTGCGCGTGGCTTTGTTCCATCTGATTCACCTCTAAGTGGCTGGTCTAAGTCAGTCGGTGAATGGGAATATCGCGCCTTTGATTCTGCTGATATGAAAAAAGGGCTTGGCTACAGCACAACGCCTACCAAGCCAAACAAGCGCGGCTTTAGATCACTAGCCACAATCTTTAACAAGTCTGCTGCTGGTGCTATCTATGAGACCGCAGGACGTAAGAACCCTATGGGGCAACCACCAGCAAAACGCACTATTGCTTATCGCGGTGGTCAAATCGTTCCCGCTTGGGAATCTGGTAAGGCAATCAACCGCAGCGCGAATCCTTACGCGGGTAGGCAATTCATCAACGCATTACCGCCATTGGTTGATTCACAGCAATCAAGCAGCGCAGGTCGCAGAACTCGTAAGACCAAGGGTCGCTTATTGTTTAGAGCTTGGGCAGAAGATCAAGGCAAGACTACTGCCGCAGTCGTACAGGCGATTCAAGCTGCCAATATGACATTAGTTAAGAAAACTAACGCCAGAGGCGAAATAGACTTTAGAGGACGGAGCAAGTAATGGCAGGAATGACAGACCTAGCAATTCGCATTGCCACCACCCTCGATTCAACAGGATTAAACAAAGCCGACAAGTCAGTCAAGAGCTTTCAGAAAAGTATCAAGAGCCTTGGCAGAACTTTAGGCGTAACCCTTAGCGGCGCAGCAATCGCAGCGTTTGGTAAGAAGGCTGCACAGGCATTTATTCAAGACCAGAAGGAAGCAATACGTCTAGCGACAGCGGTTAAGAACCTTGGGCTTGAGTTCGCTAACCCTGCCATAGCCCAATACATAGATCGTCTAGCTATGGCTTCTGGCGTAGCCGATGGACAACTTCGACCAGCATTTCAGGCGTTGCTCACCACAACAGGATCATTGACCAAGAGCCAAGAATTGCTTACCCAAGCGATAGACATTTCAGCAGCTAGCGGAGTTGAACTTTCAACAGTAGCGCAGGACTTGGCTAGTGCCTATGTAGGTAACACTCGTTCACTCCGTAAGTACAACCTCGGACTTACACAGGCTGAATTGAAAGCCAAGAGCTTTACAGAGATTCAGGCTTTACTTAATAAACAGTTTAGCGGTGCTAACGCAGCCTACCTAGAAACTTATGCAGGAAAGATTTCCATGCTGGGAGTAGTAGCAGGAGAAGCGCAGGAGCAGATAGGTCGAGCAGTTATTGACTTGGCTATGGCATTTACTGGCGCAAGCGATATTGACGATTTTGTCAATAAGATTGAGAGCGCAGCTAGCAAAATAGTTGCAATCATCGACAGAATTACTCTAGGCATCCAAATCATCAGAGCATGGCTTAGTGGCAAAACTTGGTCTGATAGTGCAAAGAAGGCTGGCGATGCTTGGCTAGAAGGCTGGAACGCCAAGATGCGCCGCGATTACATGAAGGCTTGGGAAGGCGTAGATATACCTTTAAGCCCAGCCCAATCAGCAGCAGCCAAAGCCGCTGAAATTGCAGCTCGTAAGCGCGCAGAACAAATCCGCAAAGAGCAGGAAAAGAACACAAAGGAATTAAAGAAGCAAGCTGCCCTTAAGAAGATTGGGTCAGTCTTTGATTTAGATCAGATTCAACTGGTTGCTGCTCTTCAAGGCAAGTTATCTAAAGAAGAAGAAATGCGAGTACAGGCTCAACTGGCTTTGCTTAACGGCAATGAGGCAGTAGCCAAGCAGCTCACAGACCAGATTCTTAAGGCTCAAGATGCTTCAGGCAATCTCGCCAAGTTCCTTGCAGCACTTCCTAACGCCAAGAACCCGTTTGAATATCTCGATGCCTACCTAAGTTACTTGGCTGGCAAAGCTGCCGCTATTGCAGTTGGCACTCCATTCGGACAAGCCCCAAGTGCTAATGCACCAGCATCACCAACCCCATCTTTGCCAGCGACTAACGTGCCTACTATGCCTTCTGACAACATGATCACCTATAACACACGCACAGGGCTCAACTACAACCCTAATGCCAATAACGTAGTAGTCGAATTAAAGATTACAGGCGAAGGCGATGTAACCAATGCAATCGCTAAGGGCTTACAGAACCAGTCCTTGTCCACAGGCGATAGTTCCTACATCAACCGCAGAACTGGCGGCTTTGCTGGATGAGCCTACCTGCACAGATAGCAGTCTCCTTTGACTTTAGCTCTGGTGCTACCTTCGGTACTGGCTTTGTCATTGGTTCACCTGATAACGGAGTAATTGGGGTTAATTCATTCGGTTCATCTGATGTAATCATTCCTACAGTTGATCTAACTCCTGACGTGTACAGCATCTCAATCAGGCGTGGTCGTAACGTCATGAAAGACCAGTACGATGCAGGTACGGCTATTGTGCGTGTCCTAGACCCGCTGGGCTACTTCAACCCACAGAACCCAGCCAGCCCTTACTTTGGCTATCTAGTGCCATTGCGTAAGCTGCGTGTATCTGCAACTACAGCAACAGCAGACCACTTCCTATTCTCTGGCTATGTTAATGATTACAAGTATTACTTTCCTATAGGGCAAGAGACAGCCTATGTAGATATTCTCTGCACAGATGGTTTCCGTCTATTGCAGATGTCCCAGATTCAGACAGTAGCCGATTCAGGTGCAGGGCAGACCACAGGCACACGCCTAGGCAAGATTCTGGACGATGTGCAGTTCCCTAATTCGATGCGCTCTATAGCCACAGGAGATGCCACCTGCCTTGCTGATCCTGCAAGTGTCCGCATTACCCTCGATGCTATTAAGAACGTAGAGTTTTCGGAAGGGCTTGGCGCGTTCTACATGAGCCCAGACGGGACAGCAGTCTTTAAGTCTCGTAGCGAGGTAACAGCGACTCTTGGTGAGCCAGCCATCGAGTTTAACCAGACCACAGGCATCAGTTATAAATCTCTTAAATACCAGTTTGATGACAAGCTCATTATTAACGATGTGAAGTTTAACCGCATAGGCGGCACAAGCCAGAACGTATTTAGCCAAGACTCGATTGACAAGTACTTCCCACACGCTTTGACGCAAGAGAACCTTGTAGCCGAGACAGATGCACAGGTATTAGGCGCAGCCCAGAACTATGTCAATACCCGCAAAGAGACCACCATCCGTATTGACGAGATGACAGTTGATCTACTAGACCCAGCAGTTCCAACCGACACAATGATTGGCTTGGATTACTTCGACAATCTGACTATTACGAATGTGACCCAAGAGGGTTCTACAATCGTTAAGACCTTGCAAGCACAGGGCTTTGCATGGGATATAACCCCAAACAAGATGAGCGTAACAGTTACGACCCTAGAACCTATAGTCGATGGATTCATCATCGGAAGTAGCACCTATGGTAAAATTGGCGAATCATCTTTGAGTTACTAGGAGAAACATGGCAGCGGGACAAGGATATATTGAGTTTTCGACAGGAGACGTTTTAACGGCTGCTGCCGCTAACGGATACCTAGCCTCACAGGTAGTAATGGTTTTCGCAGATTCAGCAGCTCGCACTACTGCAATCGCAAGCCCGCAGGAAGGCATGATTTCCTACCTCAAGGACACCAACGCAACTCAATACTATTCAGGATCCGCATGGGTCTCAATCGGCGGTGGCGCAAGCCCGCTGACTACTAAGGGTGATCTTTATACTTACTCGACAACCGATGCTCGCTTAGCAGTAGGCACAAACGGACAAGTTCTTACAGCAGATTCAACTGCCGCGACAGGCATTAAATGGGCTACTGCCTCAAGCACCCCAACATTTGTAGGATGCCATCTTTACAAATCAGGCACTCAAAGCATTAACAATTCAACTGATACAGCTTTAACTTGGGATTCAGAGCAGTTTGATACTGACACTTTCCATTCAACTTCTACTAATACCAGCCGCATTACTATTCCATCAGGCAAGGCTGGCAAGTACCTTTTTACGGGTCGCATTAACTGGGCAACAAACGCAACAGGATCACGCGAATTTAAGTTTTTCAAGAATGGCGTAGAGCAATTCTGGCAACCTGTGGCAGTAGCTCCAACTCAAACAGGAAACACTTGGACTACTATTTATGATGCGGCAGTAAGCGACTATTTCGAGGCTTATGTATGGCAAAACAGCGGCGGTGCTTTGACAACAATCGCTGGAACATCTGCTGAATTCTCATGTCAATATCTAGGAGCATAATATGTCACTATATGATTCAATAATTGCAGCACTTCCTGAGCTAGATAATTCAGAAGAATTTGGACGCGATGGTTCTATTAGCCTTCGTGATGATTCAGACGGCACAGGCGAATACATTGCTCGATGGGAATACTCAAAACCAGTTCCTGCGGCATTGGCTAAACTCGTTCGTTAATGACTCCCAAGTTATGCAAAGCGGGTCAGCAACTAAGGCTTCAAATCGATGATAGTTACCCAGACCGCGATAGAACCTCGGACGGCTGGATTGGCGATGTACGTCATTCGACACGTCCTTCTGACCACAATCCTGATGCAGCGGGCATCGTCAGAGCCATTGACATTGACAGGGATTTATCTGGGAAGGCAAAGCCAGACCTCATGCCTGACCTTGCAGATCAGATACGACTTGCAGCGAAACGTGGAGATAAGAGAATCTCTTACATCATCTTCGATGGTCGAATCGCATCGGCTCGCTTTGGCTTTCGCTGGAGAAAATATCGCGGAAGCAATCCGCACAAGTCTCATTGCCATATTTCTTTCACTAAGAAGGGCGATTCAGATGATTCGTTCTTTTCTAACATCCCAATGATAGGCGGCAGCGTATGAACATGAAGAACCCAGCAATCCTCACAGCAGGAGCATTTCTAGCAGCGTGGGGTGCATCTAACTTTGCACTCGACTATCGCTCAGTCCTTTGGGCTGTACTAGCGGGCGTATTCGGGTACGCGACTCCTAAGAAATGAGTGCGGCAGACCTCGCAGCTTGGGCTGTAGGAATCATTACAGTCTTAGGCGGCTTGGCTGCTTATACGCAGTTCATGATTAAACATTACCTTGCAGAGTTAAAGCCTAACGGCGGCTCATCTATCAAAGATCAGGTCAATCGCCTTGAAGTGCGTGTCGATACCATAATCGAGATGTTACGTAAGTAACACTTATCTCATGGCTAAGAAGAAGGTCATAGACCTAGACACTTACAACGCGCTTGACGCGTGGGCTATTGGACTGCACGAGATGTACAGAGCCCTACGCAGAGCAGGTTTCGGCGTAGATATTGCTCTTGGCATCATCATGGAACGCGATGCTTATCCCGATTGGATACTCCCACAGCTTCCTAATCGTATAGATAACATCCCCTACGAAGATGAGGATGACGATTAAGAAAATCGTAATACTTTCAGACTTGCAAGTGCCTTTCGAGGACGTGCATGTCACTAGAAACATTGCCAAGTTCTTACAGACATTCAAGCCAGACCAGACAGTTACCATTGGCGATGAGATTGACTTCCAGACTATTAGCAAGTGGTCGGATGGTACGCCTCTAGCCTATGAGCAGACCCTAGGCGATGACCGAGACAGGTGCGTAGAGCTGCTGTGGGACTTAGGGGTCACAGACTGCATACGATCTAACCACACAGACCGCCTCTACAACATCATCATGAAGAAGATTCCATCCTTTCTATCCTTGCCAGAGCTTCGATTCGAGAAGTTCATGAAGTTCGATGAACTAGGCATTACCTTCCATAAGAACCCAATGGCGATAGCACCCAACTGGATAGCAGTCCATGGAGACCACACACCTATTAAGCAGCTAGGGGGGCTATCAGCCCTAGAAGCAGCCCGTAGGCATGGCAAGAACGTCATCTCTGGTCATACCCATAGGGCAGGGCGTAGCGCCTTCACAGAAGCCTCTGGAGGGCGTTTAGGGCGTGTTCTGCATGGAGTTGAGGTAGGTAATCTAATGGACTTTAGACAAGCCTCATACACCAAGGGAACGGCTAATTGGCAGCAAGCCTTTGCCATTATGTACGTCAAGGGTTCTAACGTCCAAGTGGACATAATCAACATAGAGAAGAACGGCACGTTTATTGTGCAGGGCAAGGTCTATGGAAGGGTTCGCTAGTCCAGTCTTTGAGGACGAAGATCCTTCTCAAATCGTTATCATTTCGTTATCTAAACATGGGGCTTGTCGCATCCGTTTGATGTAATACTTCTGCTGTCTCCGAGATACGGAGCAGAAGGGCTACACATGACAATATTACAGTTAATCATTCTGGCAGTAGCAGTCGGATCGTTTGCTATAGGTCGCTACTCTGG